GGTCCAAGCCACGCAGAAAAACAGTTGAGAACTGTTCTCAGCAATGCGACCCCATGGGCATGGCGCAGACGATCCCCGGGGCCTGTCACAGGCACCCTGTCACATGTTCGTAGCTTGCGACAAGGTGCGACAAGCCAGTCATAGTGCTGATCACCGTTGACGAAGCGGCCAAGGTGCTGGGGCTCAAGAGCCGTGGCAGTGTCTACCGCAAGATCAAGAATGGCGAGCTGCCATTCGTCAACGGCGACGAAGGAAAGCTGATCGAGCGCGACGGACTGGAGCAGGTCTGGGCCCGCATCAACCGGCCGAAGGCCAGCCATCCGCCAAAGCTGCGGCCGACCGCTGAGCGCACCGCACCCCGCCAGCCAGCACCAGCTCCACCGACGCCACGCCACACCGACCAGCCTCCCGACTACAACGAGAGCCGGGCCCGCAGCGAGTACGAGAAGGCCAACCTGCTGGAGCTGGATCGCAAGGCGAAGGAGGGCCTGCTGCTGCACCGCGAAGACGTGGAACGCGCACAGGCCACGGCGCTGGCGATCAGCAAGACCCGGCTGCTTGGAGTGCCGAGCACGGCCAAGCAACGCATCCCCCACCTGTCCCTTGATGAGGTCGAGATCCTGACCACGCTGATCCGCGAGGCCTTGGAAGAGCTGGCCAGCTGGGAGGTGGAGTCGTGAGCGCGGCCGAGATCACGCGTCAGATCCTGGAGCGCTGGCGTCCACCGCCGCGGCTGAGCCTGAGTGAGTGGGCTGACACTTATGGCGTGCTCACCGGCGACGCGGCCGAGAAGGGGAAGTGGCAAACCCTGCCGTATCAGAGGGGAATCATGGACGCCTTCACTGATCCCACGGTGGAGACGGTGGTCTGCCTGAAGTCCGCGCGGGTCGGCTGGACCATGATCCTGGGCCACGTCATCGGTTACTACAGCCACCAGGACCCGTGCCCGGTGATGGTGGTCCAGCCGGTGGTCGAAGACGCCGAGGGCTACAGCAAGGAACAGATTGCCCCGATGTTCCTGGACACCCCGGTCCTGCGTGGGCTGGTGTCCGAGGCCAAGGCGCGCAACACCAGCACCAACACAATCCTGCTAAAGCAGCTCACCAACGGCGGCGTGATCGACATCGTCGGCGCCAACAGCGGCCGCGCGTTCCGCCGGAAGTCGAGGCGTGTGGTGCTGTTCGATGAGGCCAGCGCCTACCGGGCGATTCCTGAAGGTGACCCGATCAAGCTGGGCCGGAACCGGTCGGACTACTTCTGGAACCGAAAGATCGGCATCGGATCGACCCCGATCGTCAAGGGTTTTGACCGGACCGAGCAGTGGTTCCTGAAGTCCGACCAGCGCCGATTCTTCGTGCCGTGTCCGTTCTGCCAGCACCGGCAGGTGCTGCGCTGGAGCCAGATGAAGTGGGACGAGGGCCGGCCGGAGACGGCGGCCTACGAGTGCGAGAACTGCAGCGAGCGCATCCCGCACAGTGCCAAGCGGTCGATGGTGGAGCGCGGCGAATGGCGCGCCACGGCCACGTCATCAGAGCCGGGACTGGTGGGGTTCCACATCTGGGCCGCCTACAGCTTTAGTCCCAACGCTGAATGGGGGAAGTTGGCGCGCGAGTTCCTCGAGGTCAAGGGTGACGCCGAGGCGCTGCAGACCTTTGTGAACACCATCCTGGGCGAGACCTGGGAGGACGAATACACCAACCAAATCAGCGCCGAAGGCCTCTCCGGCCGGCGCGAGGATTACCCGGCCGGTCACGTCCCGGCCGGCGGCCTGGTGCTCACCGGCGGCGTTGACGTGCAGGATGACCGGATCGCCGTGGCGGTCTGGGCCTGGGGCCGCGGCGAAGAGGCCTGGCTGGTGTGGGCCCAGGAGATCTGGGGCGACCCATCGCAGCCGGAACTATGGGAGCAGCTGGATGCCGTGCTGGAAACCCGATGGTCCCGCGAGGGTGGCGCCGACATGAAGATCAGCCAGCTGGCGATCGATTCCGGCCACATGGCGCACGAGGTCTACAGCTATTGCCGCGGCCGCAAGGCCCTTGGCGTGGTGGCCATCAAGGGCGCATCGGTGCGCAACAAGCCGCCGATCGGCAAGGGCACGCCGGTGGACATCAACCGCAAGAACAAGCCGACGATCAAGGGCGGCGCCATGCTCTATCAGGTGGGCGCCGACACCATCAAGCAGACCATCTACGCCAGGCTTCGGCACACCGCGCCAGGGCCTGGCTACTTCCACCTGGGCCAGGCCGCGACGGATCAGTTCCTGGAGCAGCTGACTCCGTGGAAAGTGCAGACCCGCTACGTCAAGGGCCAACCCGTGCGCGACTGGGTGAAGCCATCGAAGGCGCGGGATGAGTTCGGCGACTGCACGGTCTACAGCTACGCCGCCTTGCAGCTCCTGGCCAGGCGTTACAACCGGGCAACCATGTGGGACCAACTCGCCGCCAAGGCCAACGGCGAGAACCCCCGGCAGTCGTCGATACCTTCAAGGCAGCGACCGGCACCGGGTCCATCGTTCCTGTCGAACTGGTGAGATGCAGATTCCAGCGACAATCAGGGCCGGTGACACGATCACCTGGCGCGATGCGGCGGCAGCCGATGCGTTGGGCAATGCCATCACGTCCGGCGCCTGGACGCTGATCTATTACCTGCGCACCAACGCTGCCAGCTCTGGCGCCACCGTGACCGGCGCAGCCTATGGCTATGGCTGGGAATCAACGCTATCGGCATCTACCACCGCCGGGTTCGCGACTGGCACCTGGTACTGGCAGGCCATCGCCACGCGCTCAACCGAGAAACACACCCTCGGCGCCGGTCAACTGATCGTGCTGCCAGCGCTCAGCTATTCCGGCACGCCTGGCGCGCTGGATGGCCGCAGCCAATCCCGGCAAGACCTGGAGGCGGTGCAGCTGGCAATCAGGACACTGATCAGCAGCGGCGCCAAGGCCTACACCATCGGCAACCGCCAGCTGACGAAGTTGGATCTGCCCAGCCTGATCGAGCGCGAGAGCTATCTCAAGGGTCTGGTCGCCAGGGAGGAAGCAGCGGAGCGTGTGGCCAATGGCCTGGGTGATCCCCGCAATCTGTTCGTGAGGTTCTGATGGCGAAGCGCAGGCGGCAACGGGAAAAGCTGGCAGCACCGGCAGCGGTGGAGGTGATGCCACGGCAGCGCCGCGCCTATGCGGGCGCCAGCGTCTCGCGCCTGACAGCCGACTGGGTCACTGGCGGCACCAGCGCCGACAGTGAGATCAAGAGCAGCCTGAGCCGGCTGCGAAACCGAGCGCGGCAACTGGTCCGCGATAACGACTACGCCAGGCGGGCTGTCTCCACGATCAAGAACCAGGTCGTCGGCACCGGCATCCGGCTGCAGATGCAGGTTCGGATGCAGCGCGGCGGCGGCCGGCTGGATCAGATGGTCAACGATGCCATCGAAGCTGGCTGGGCCATGTGGGGCCGAAAGCAGACCTGTGACGTGGCGGGCCGGCTCAGCTTCCAGGAGATCGAGCGCATGGCAATCGGCGCCATGGCGGAATCCGGGGAGATCTTCATTCGACTGGTGCGTCAACCCTTCGGCGGTGGCCGGGCCCCGCTGGCGCTGCAGCTGTTTGAGTCCGACCAGCTGGATGACACCTACAGCGGCGGCAGCACCGTGCCGGGCAACGAATGGCGGATGGGGATTGAGGTGGACAAGTGGGGCCGGCCTGTTCGCTATGCGTTCCTGGCCAAGCACCCGGGCGATGGTGTCTTCGGTCATGGGCCAGGGGAACGTCACCTGTTCATCCCAGCCGCCGAGATCCTGCACCTGTTCCTGAGCGAAAGGCCAGGCCAATCCCGTGGCGTGACCATGTTCGCCTCAGCGATCACCAGGCTCCACCACCTGGCCGGCTACGAGCAGGCCGAGCTGGTACGGGCCAGGGCTAGCAGCGCGCTGATGGGCTTTATCACCAGTCCCGAAGGTGCCGGGGAAATGCTGGGCGAAGAGGTGCTCGATGGCGAACACGTCACCACCTTTGAACCTGGCGTCTTCAAGACCCTGTTCCCCGGCCAGTCCGTCACCGTGCCAACCCTGGACGCACCGGATGGCCAGCTGGAGCCGTTCACCCGGGCGATGCTGCGGGCCATGTCGGCCGGCGTCGGCATCAACTACGCCAGCCTGTCGCAGGACTACAGCCAGTCCAACTACTCCAGCAGCCGCATGGCGCAGCTGGAGGACCGCGAGAACTGGAAGGCGCTGCAGCAGTTCCTGGTCACCAACCTGCACACGCCAGTCTTTGAGGCCTGGATTGAGGCGGCTGTCCTAGGTGGTGAGCTGTCCCTCCCCGCCTATGACGTGGCACCCCAGCGGTACTGCGCCTGCCGGTGGATGCCCAGGGGCTGGAGCTACATCGATCCGCTCAAGGACGTACAGGCCGATGAGAAGGCGATCCGCTGCGGCCTCAAGACCCAGGCGCAGGTGGTGGCCGAACAGGGCGGCGACCTGGAGGAGCTGCTGATGGCTCGTAAGGCCGAGATTGACCGGGCTTCTGAGCTTGAGCTGCAGTTCGATACCAACCCGGCCGACGATGGCGACATGGGCTACGTGGAGCCGACTGATCCCGCCACGGAAACAGCAGAGGACACGGCCGAAGGAGAACCGGCCGATGCCATGGATACCTTGAGCGCAGACGAGGCTGCTACCGATGGAATTGATGCGTGATCTGGAAGGGCAGATCCTGAAGCGAGCGGCCAGCCTGGAGGGCGCCGCGATCAGCAGCGAAGAGCGCTCAATGGAGTTCAGCTTTTCGTCTGAGTTCCCGGTCGCTCGGTATTTCGGCAGTGAAGTGCTCAGCCATGAGCGCGGCGCCGTTGACCTGGCGCGGCTGTCAGATGGCGCACCCCTGCTGTTCAACCACGACACCAATCGTCCGATCGGCGTTGTTGAGCGAGCGTGGATCGATACCGAGAAAAAGCGCGGCATGGTCTCGGTGAAGTTCAGCCGCAACGCCTTTGCGCAGGAGGTGCTGAACGATGTCCAGGACGGCGTGATGCGCAACGTGAGCGTGGGCTACCAAATCAATACCCTTGAGGAACGAGGCGACAATTTCGTCGCCACACAGTGGCAGCCGTACGAGGTGTCAATCACCCCTTGCGCTGCTGACCCCACCATCGGAATCGGGCGAAGCCTGACCACCGATGGCGCGGCCCCAGCCGCACCAACCCCCGACCCTTCCCCCATAACCATGGAAGACCAAACCCCCAACATCGAGGCGGTGCGGGCCGAAGCAGCAGCTGAGGCCGCTACCGCAGAACGCAGCCGGATCGCCGCCATCTCGGCATTGACCGAGCGCCACGGCCTGAAGGATCTGGGCATCACCCTGATTGAGAACGGCCGCAGCATCGACGAAGCCCGCGCCGCCGTGCTCGACAAGATCAGCGCCAAGCCGGTCGAGACCGTCAAACCGGTCGAAATGAACCAGCGTGACGCTGGCCGCTTCAGCATCACTGCCGGCATCCGCGCCGCACTGTCTGGCGACTGGTCGTCCTACGAGGCCGGCCTGGTGCGCGAGATGAGCGCCGAGGTGCAGAAGTCCATGGGTCGCGCTCCTTCTGCTGAGCGTGCCTTCTTCGTGCCGTTCAACGCACTGACCCGGGCGACCTATGTCACCAGTGGCGCCACCACCGGCGGCAACCTGGTGCAGACCGACCTGTTGGATCAGGACTTCATTGAGTTCCTGCGGAATCGTTCAGTGATGCTGGCCGCTGGTGTTCGCACCATGCCTGGCCTGCAGGGCAACGTGGCAATCCCCCGTCGTTCCGGTGTGGCTTCCACCTATTACCTCTCCAGCCAGACCACCGCGATCACCCAATCGGAGAGCACCTTCGATCAGGTGACCATGTCGCCCAAGAACCTGGCCGCTCTGTCCAAGTACAGCCGCCAGACCTTGCTCCAGTCCACCCCTGGCATTGAGCAGCTGGTTCGCTCCGACCTGATCGATGGCATCAACATTGCCATGGATCTGGGCATCCTCAACGGCTCTGGCTCCAGCGGCCAGCCGACCGGGATCATGGGCACCAGCGGTATCGGCTCGGTGGCGATCGGCACCAACGGTGGCGCGATCACCCTGGAGACATTGGTCAACCTGGAGACCGAGCTCACGATCGACAACGTCCCCGTCGATCGCAATACCGTCAGCTACATCACCAATGCCAAGGTGATGGGCAACCTGAAGAAGCTCCGCGCCGGTGGTTCGACCACCACGGATGGCCCCTTCCTGGTCAACGACAACCTCCTGGCCATCGGCCGCGGAGGCACCCCGTCGATCGTGAACGGTTACCCCATCTACGTCACAAACCAGGTGCCTTCCACTCTGACCAAAGGCAGCACCAGTGGAACCTGTTCCGCCATCCTGATTGGCGACTACAGCCAGGCCATGGTCGGCATGTGGGGCAACGGCCTGGAGATCACCGTGGGTGAGGACCAGGACGACTTCAGCAAAGCGCTGACCAGCGTCCGGGGCATCGTCGCCTATGACGTGGCAGTGCGCGATCCCAAGGCCTTCGCGGCCTGCCTGGACGTCACCACCAGCTGATAGAGACTCAGGCTCTCGACCCTGACCGGGGCGGCTACTGCCGCCCCTTCCCCTTATGCAGATCTTCATCCTCCGCAGCACCATCGCCAGCGGCCAGCCCCTCGAGGCCGGCACCGTCGCCGACGTGTCAGATGACGACGCGCAGATTCTGACCCGCATGGGCAGGGCAACCCTGGAGCTGCCTGCAGCCAAGCCAACCCGCAAGGCCAGGACCGATGGCAGTCTCTGACGACGCCAGCTTCTACCTCGCCGACTTCGGCGTCCCGGTAACGGCTGGCGCATCGTCGGGCCTGGGCATCCTCGACCAGAACTCAGAGATGCTGCTGGGTGATCAGGTGGTGTCGGTGGAT